TGAACATTTTTTATTTCAGTATCTATTTCAGCTTTCCTCTTCACCACATCTTCAGGTTTCATTTCTTGTAGCGATTCTATTCGCTCTCTTGCTTTTCTTTCTTCTTTGGTTCTTATATTAACTCCAGGAATAAAATCAAGAATATCAATAAGATCTTCTTTAAATTCAACCAATGCTTTCAAGAGAAGTTTAAATTGTTCTACAAGCAAAGGAACTAAATCTTCACCTAAGAATCTAAATCCTGCAGCAAGTTTAGGAATTAAGGTTTTTTGCATTTCTTTCCACTCAGGACTTCTTAAAAATTTAATAAGAAAACCAAGAGCAAGAACTGTTGCTGCTGTTGTTAGTAAAAACTTAAATCCACCAAAGAATTTATTAAATAATCCAGATAACGCATTTCTTATACCTTCTGGTATGAATTTTTTTAATCCAACAACACCACCAACAACTTTACCAAATGCAGATTTTACTCCACCAAATATCGCTTTTATCGGAGTAAATATTTTACCAAATATTTTTGTTACTGGAGAAAAGAATTTTCCTATTCCACCTTTCATCTTACCAAATATAGATTTTATTGGAGCAAATATTTTTGCAATCCTACCTAGTTTTTTAGGATCTTTTTCATCACCATCCCCTTCACCACCACCATCACCACCATCATCCTTTGGCTTCTCAACCATTGAATTTGCCATTTTTTCTAATAATGGCAATGAAGCATCATTATATTTTTTTTGTATGTCATAAAGACCTTCGCCTTTATTGCGTTGATTGGATAATAGATTATCAGTTTGAGTGATACCTTGTTTGTCTTGGAACTTTTCATCTTTACTTTGAAGTAATCTAGCATTAATTATTTCTGCTATATTTGACAGGTTATCTTCAAGTAATGATTTATCGTTTAATTCAGCAATTCTATCTAACTTTTCGTTTGTTTGTTTTTGTTGATCTAATAAGGCACGACCAGCACCAGTCCTCGCATCCAGAGGATTTCTTTGTTTGCTGAGTATATCGCTCGTTCTTTTTTGTTCTGCTAATAATGCCTGAAAGTCTGCCATTTACTTGTCCTTTTTGCTTGAACCTGTATACAATCCAAACCATGCTGCACCTGCACCAACTACAATAGAGATAAGACCAGACTGCTCCATGCTCGGTGCGTTTAATCCCATATACCATATAACAGTTTTATATACTAATATAATGTATACAGTTAGGAACGCTCGAGGAAAGATTCTCCATGCGTCTACTGCTCTTGCTAGATGTATCCATTTAGCATATGGATTAATACCAAGATCTTTTACAGAAGTATCAACTTCTAATTCTACATTAATCTTTTTTGGTTCTACTTTTGCGTTTTCGTCAGCCATTTCTTCTCTCTTGTTGTTTTACCTTTTCGTTTTCTTTCTTAACATATTCTTCAAGTAATCCGACATATATTTCCCTTTCCCATGGCATCATATTTTCAAGTTCGGTTAAACTATATTTATGATGTTGCATCAATGCAAAATTAGTTTTATAGTAATTATATAAACTTTCATGAGAAAGGACTATGCTAAAAAACTGTCTATGCCTTCAATTAGCACCTCACTCTTAACTTTTGTTTTAGGATTTTCTAACTCAACCATATGCCTTAATTTTGGCATTGTTTCAAAAAAGTCTGTGACCTTTTGAAATTGATCTACAGTAAATCCTTCAATAAATTCTTCAATATCTTTATCAGTAATATCTATCCTATGATGTATAGTTTCATTATGATGAACTTCATGAATACAATTCTTCAAAATATCAAACACATCAGAACTTGAACCTTTAAATGTTTTTGCGTTTTCAAGTGTTGGATACTTCATTATCATTTTTATATTATCAGTTATTTCAATAACATTTGTATGTCCGTCTTCAACTTGAACTTCAATATCATCTAAATTTACAACAGTTTCAGCATATGTTTCTTTGTCATCTGGGCAAAGCAATTTTAATTTAACTGATTCTCCCACAGACTTTCCTCTAATCCTAACAAATACATATTCTACATCAAATATGGGTGAATTGTGTACATCCATTTGATTAAAAGTACATGATGAAATTATATTACTCATTGCATTATATAATTCATCTTCATCTTTACTTTCTTCCGCCATCATCAAAATCTTTTGTTCCTTAACTAGAAATGGTCTATACTTAATAGTTTCTCCAGTTGATGGTACTTCAAGATTGTAGACAGGCGTGTCTAACTTTGGTAGTGCCATAATTTACATCCTCTAAAATTATAAAATTACAATCTACTCAACACCTTTGGTATAGCGTTTCGTATCTTTCTTTCTACTGTATTTCCAATCAAGTCAAAAACACCTTCTAAAATTCTGTTTGGTATCTGACTTTGTCCCTCAAGTGGTTCCCAGTAACGATATGAAAAGGTAATTGGTAATTTTGATACAGTATTTCCTGTTTCCATATCAAGTCCCATTTCACCAATTATCTTCGGAAATGCTTCGATTAGTTTGATACCATATTTTCTTCTGTTTTGTTCATCTAATTGATAAATCTCAACTGAACCAACATAGTCATCATAATAACCAACACTCCAACTAGCAGGATTAAATGTCAATCCCTGCCATGCTTCAAAATACTTTTTCTCTTTCATATCACTTCTCAACATAGTAAAGTTTGCCTGTAAGTCACCAAACTCTATACCATTCACAATCTCTCTAGTTGGACCATAGATGTTTGTGTCTTGTGATACTTGTAATGTCTTTGCTGGAAATGAGATAGAAGTGCATTTAATCGCAACACTTCTAAGTGTTCCGTCTTTAACTAAGTCGCCCAACAATGTAGCACTTAGATTATCATAAGAAGATGGGTTTCTTACTTGAGCACCACTTGTTGGTGGATATACAACCACTTCAAAACGATTAGGTCTAGCAACACCATTCTCATCATGAACTAAACCAAGTAGTTCGTTGATAAGACCAAACGCAAAACCTTCTAATTCTCTACCTACTCTTGCCATTAAATCATACTCCTAGAATCAGCATAAACTTTTCTATCTGATGCCTTCTTAAATTGCTGAACTGGCAATAATGCTGCAACCAAAAACTCATCAGCAGTTATCCTTCTAAAGTCAGACCTAAGATTATTTGTTAAATATCTTTTTAATGTAGGTTTGACTAAGTTCATGTTCTTTAAATTTCTGTAATCAACTCTAAGTCTTGTTGTTTCATTTATTTCATTCTCACCAGCATAGTCCATCATTTTGTCTAATAACTTTACTCTCAATGGTATTGATAGGTAATGAAAGTTTAATCCTAAAAATCCATTGTTATATTCTTCTATTGGTAATACCAAAGGAAATGTATCATAATATGGTAACTTTCCTTTAGTTTTTGGATCATAGAAAAACATATTAAGAACTCCAGGAGTTGGTTTTTTTGTTCTTTTTCCCTCACGAACTAACTGTGCGGATGAAGGTAATGTAAATTCTCTAATCTTTTTACGATACCATTCAACAGAACGAGGTTTACCACCTGCCTGATCGTATACACTCTTAATAAAGTTTTTATTTGCCATACTGTTATTTATACTGTGGTTTTAGATGATCTTCGGTTAATATCTTAAATTCGATGCCTCTGTCTTTACAAAACTCAGTAGCATATTTCCATTTTGCCTGATTGACGCTATATGTCTCTACTGCATTTATCCATTGTTTTGTTTTTCTCTTTTGAGGTTTTGGTGGGGAACACTGATGTTTTGGTTTTACTTCAATAATATATTTTACCTTTTTACCATTTTTATCTTTAACTTTGACAAAGAAGTCAGGAAAGTAACGATGAACTCTATTATCTACAGGGGAGAGATATGGAATGAAGAACTCTTCAGATCCCCACTCTAATATAGAAGGATTGCTATCACAATACTTCATAAACTTTAATTCCCATGAACTACGATATACTATATTGGTCGCATCACCTTGATATTTGCTCAAGTTTCTTGGTTTATATTTGCCTTTATATGCCATAATGTATTATAAATACTTGTAAATGTACACAAGGTTATTTATATGGCAGTTGACATAGGCAAATCCGTAATATCATCGGCAACAAATAAAGTATTCAGAAAACTTTCTAATACTGCTGGTTCAGCAATTAGAAGCATCCCTGATATGTTACAAAACTCAAGTGATGCTGGTCAAGTAAGGGTAGAACTTGGACCATTCTCTACAGGTAACTATCAATTTCCACTAGATGTTGAGAGTGGCGTTGAAGTTGGTAATCATGGTCATTATATAATGTTCTATATTAACGAACAAGAAAATGCTAAGTTGAGTATGAGCGAACCAGAGGATAGAGAAGGTAAAGCAACAACATCTGTAATTGAACAAAGACAAAAACTGAATATAGAAAAGGCAAAGCAAAAACTGATAAATAGTTATTCAAATACAGCAGTAATTCCTGAGTTTGAAGGTCAACCAGCCACAACAATTCAATATAATGAAAATATATTCATTGATGAAAATAACTACGATAAAAAAATAAAAGAACTAAGAAGATCTTCTAAGTTAATTAAAAACGCAGATGGCAGGGAACTAGAATATGGTGCAATGCAAAATAGAAAAGAATATGCAACTGCTTCTGTTGTAAGAGCACCAACAAGAAGATTAAAAACTGCTATTGCTATGTATATGCCACCTAATATACAAACGACCTATGGTGCTCAATACACGGACACTGAGATAGGAACTTTCACCGAAACTGCTTTTGATATGTATGATGCTTTTGTTGCATCCAGATATGAGGATATGGCGCAATCATTTGTACAAGGACTTGAAGGTGCTGAACAATTATTATTAAAAGGATTGTTAGGTGCTGCAGGTGCTCTTCCAGGACTTGGTGGTTTAGCAGAGATGGAAGCATTTAGAGAAGGTCGTATATTCTCTAATCGTATGGAACTTGCATTTAAAGGTGTAGACAAAAGACAATTTCAGTATACATTTAAAATGATACCAAAGAGTCAAAGAGAAGCAGAAGAAATTAGAAAAATTGTAACTGCATTTAAGTTTAACATGTTGCCAGAATTTAAAGGTGGCAGTAATATGGGTAGACAATTAACAGTTCCTAATACATTTGATATTGAATACATGTACAATGGAGAACATAACAGTTACATACATAAAATCTCAACTTGTTTCTTAGAAAACATGTCTGTTACCTATGGTGGAGACAGATACACAACACATGCTTATGATGGTAAAAGTGGTGCGCCACCAACAGAAACTACTATGACTCTAAACTTTAAAGAAATAGAAACAATGACAAGAGAAAGAATCATCGAGGGATATTAAGATGTATTTTGACGATAACTTTCCAGTAATCCCATATGATGTTTTGGGTGACAACAACTTTAAGAGTATGACAAATCTTCTAAGAAGAGTTGCCATTAGAAGTAAGGTCAAAGCAAATACATTATTCTACGACACATATGATGTTAAGAATGGTGAGACGCCAGAGTCTATTGCTCACAAGTTATATGGTGATGCAGAATTACATTGGATTGTATTAATGACAAATGATATTGTTGATGTGTATCATCAATGGCCAATGTCAGAAGCACAATTTACAGCATATGTCAATGATAAGTATGAAAACATCAATGGTATTCATCACTACGAAATATCTCAACAGTCTGGTGACACAACTAAGAAAATTCGTGTCGGTCAAACAAATGAAGACTTTCCTTCAGCAACTCCTATCACAAACTATGAGTATGAAGTAAGAGAACAAGATGAAAAGAGAAAGATTCGTTTGCTGGATCCATCTTATGTCTCACAAGTAGAAAATGAATTCAAACGATTAATGAAAGAAACTAATTTCTAATTATGTCTGAAAAAATACAGTATGCAGGTGAAGTCAATTTTGATACACTGGAGATATTAACTTCTGGTGGTCTTAAACTCGATGTGCTTGATATAACAGTTTCTGTAGATATCTTTGAAGATATATTCAAAAATACTATAACAGGAAGTATCATTCTCGGTGATACTGAAAACATCCTCACAAACTTCAAGATAGTTGGTCAAGAACTTCTTAGACTTAAATTCAGATCTCCTGGATTAACAGAAAAACAAGATATACTAGATTTTACTGATAATCCTCTTTTCATATACAAGATTAATATGAGAAAGTCTGTAACATCTGGTGGTCAGATGTATGAGTTATTGTTTACATCACAAGAGTCGTTAAGAAATCAAACAGTCAGAGTTTCTAAGAGTTATAAAGATAGTATAGACAATATTGTCTATGATTTAATGTACAATAAAAACATTATAGCAACAAACAAAAATGTTTATGTAGATGCAACACTTGGTTCAAGAAAAATAGTCGCACCAAATGTTCATCCATACTCATTAATCGATAAACTTAAAAGAGAATCTATATCAAAAGCAGATGGTTCTACTG